CCTGTCAGATGCGCAAACATCTGGCGGGCCTGTCTTATGGCTTCCAGCGCTTTAAGACTTTTTCAATTGGCCGGGTTAGGAAGTAAGCCCCGATCATCACCATCATAATTTCTGCAAGTTCTGTTGAGAGCGGATCCGTCGCGCCTAAGCCAAAAACCTTGTCCCACAACACGACTTTCCAGAGATAAGCCACAAATGGAAATGCAATCGCCGGTCTGATCCAACGTGTGATACCGCTGGATTGCTCTGAGATTAAAACCGCTTCCCGGCCTTCCAGTTGCCGAATGAGAATATCGGCTTCCAGCTTTTGCTCGTCTGTTTGGGCTTTCTGCTTTGCAAGATATGCGTCTTTTAAATGCCCGCCTATCCTGTCCAGAGCGCCGCCTGTGATCCACCCTATAATCCGGGCTATCAATGCTTTTCACCAACTGGCGTGGTTGTGACGGTGCGCAGCCATAGATTTGCAGCAGCAACGAAGGTGTTGAGCAAAATGGCCCATAGAGCGAATGTTTTATCATCAAACCCCAACTGTCCAAGATGCTGCAAAACGAAGCCTGAGGCTGTCACCGCGAGCGTTAGAAGGTTGAAATAAACGGTTCGGTAGCCCTTGAGTGCTTTCATGGCTTAGCTCCTAATAAAAAGCCGCCCAATGAAGGCGGCCAATGTGGTCCAAATAGATGTTTCAGGTTTGGGAGGTGGTGGGGGCATAACCTCAACAGCCGGGGTTTTGGGTTTGGGTTTTGGATAAACAGGTGGAATGTTGTTGGTTCCGTCTGATTTGACGCCGTAACCCTCATCTATCAAAGCTTGGTCATAGTCCTTGGCGATGGAAGCAATTTGATGCTTCTTATCCACGCCGTTAATAATGCGCCGTGCTGAGACAAAATCAGACTTTTGCAATGTGATGTAATCTGAGAGCTTTTTGCCGGTAAACCAGCCTTCAATCATGCCAACTACAAGGATGGTCTTGGCGTGCTCTGGCTTTAGAAGCTTGCGCGGGTCTGATACGAAATCTACGCCAAGCTTATCACTGGCTTTCTGGTAATTTTCGCGCCACGTAAGCTGAACATAGCCCATACCTACATATGGATAGTAACGTTTCTTCTTTAGATACGTCTCGCCGCCATACTCCCGAACCGGCTTCATGGTGCGTGCGGTTTCCCAGAATGAAGTTGCCAGGACATAAGCCGCTTGATTGCGAAGAACACCCCTCGCCTTACATTCGTTAATGATCTGGCGTGTATCGCCAAGGGTTAGATCAACCATCATTTCTTCTTTCGCTTGTAGAATATCCAGCCAAATGCAGACACAGCCGCAAAGCCAAGTGCTGCAATCACTGGATTGATTGTTTGGAGACAGTAGTAAAACGCCTCATCCGCTACTGCGCGCGGTATGCCTGACATGGCATAAGCCCAATCGTGCCAGTTGCAGCAGTCATCAACAGGCTTGAACCAGCGGGTTATCCATTGAAAGCCTGTGCAGCCGTTAGGCATTTAATCGCCTGTACATTTAATAACGAAACCAGCGGTCCAATTTTTAGCACCGCTATCACTCATGCTGACTGTGTGACTGGCCGATGTTTCAGCGTTGTAAATGTTATAAAAATACCTCCCGTTAAATGTCGAACTAACGACACTAAGCGTTCCATCAGCCCCGCCTGACCAGCCACCACCAGAAGGATTACCGCCACCAGTATCTCCATCGCCATAACTGCCGGTGACAATACCGTACTCGTCTGCTGCTATAACAGTACCAGCTAGATTATGGTTTGTGGGGCTTGCATTTGTTACAGAGATTGAATGGTCAGAGGTCGCCACTCCCGTGATCGCCGCGTCGATACCACGAAATTGCATTAGTAGTTTCTCGCCACTCCCAATACATCCCGTAACATTACCTGTTTCCGAACCATCGGCTAGTTTCCAACATTGTTGCCCAAAGAATTCAGCGCGGTTGGCCTCGTTGACTTGTGTGAAACCAGTGGGCGGAGAGGCTGAACCACCAAACCCTGCATCATGTAGGACGAGTAAGTCACCTTCTCGACAATCGGCAGGGAATGGAACAGAGTTTGCGCTATAGTCAGCGTCAGTCTGGGCAATAAACTCTATCCCCGTAAAGCTCCCGCCACCGCCACCGGTAGCGCCCACAAGCAACAAGTTATGCGTAAACATTATAATTCCTCCGCCATAACCCAAGCGTTATTTATTCCATCGTTGTCAATCGGTACATCAGGGCTCGCAGCGATACTTGCGAACAAGGGGCTGGACCGTCTGAAATAACCATCAACACCATTCATACGCAGTGAGCGTGTAAGTGACTTCTCAATCCCGTCCGGCATGGAGTCAATCACATTATCAATTGTAGCGTCGAGCCGGAGATAGTCCACCATTGCATCAAACTGATACTTTTGAAGCGGAGGATATTCCTCGTCCAGAAGCTCGTCGGCCGTTGGGACATACGGCACAGGATCGAGTGTTGTGTGTCCGTATGCCTCGATACCGTAACGCGCCAGATCATCAGGCGTGGCCAGCGTAAGCCAGTTGCGTGGAAAGCTAGTTCCATCTGGTGCTTTGAACGCGCCGGCCAAATCTTCCAGTGTGGTAACCCATCTGTGTTTTGTAACTGTTGTCATTATCCAAAAGCCTGCCCAATTGTTGTCATCTGAATTGATGTGCCATCAACGGAGAAGCCCGAGAAAGCATCTATTCCGTTTGCAGCAGTTGTGAGCGTGGGTGCTGTACTTGCTCCCCAATCGAAAACAGCATTCCACGCCAGCGTTCGAGAGCCGGTTGCGTCCTGAGTAACCTTGAAAACATATGTGCCGCCTGCCGTGATGGCCGAGGGGGCGGCCAGCGTGCGGTTGCCCGCCAATGTGACTGAGTGAAAATGCTTTGTGCCGGTAGGTGTAATTGTCGCGCCATCCGTCATGGCCTCGACGCTGGACGCCTGAAACGCAGTGAACGTCTGTGCTTCGTCTGTCTTGGCGGCATCCGCGTCATGCGCCTGTACCGACACGCCAACGGCTGCAGTTATTCTCGCGTCTGCTTCTGTGTTAAAATCTGAGATGGTGGCAGCGGCTTGCGTGCCGGTATGATTGGCCCTGGCCTTCAGATTGGCGTCGGTATCATTGGCCGTAGCAGATGTGGCAATGCCTGAAAGCTTGGTGTCTTTGGCGTCAGTGTACGCGTTGGATTCCGCCTCATATGCGGTTTTTATCTGCGCGCCGGTTTGGTCCGCCGTTGCCGCCGTTTCAATGCCGTCCAGCTTGGTGCCATCTGTCGCCACATCTCGGCCATCAATCAAACCGTCCGTAGTCATATTCCCGCTAATGGCTGGCGTTGTAAGTGTTGGCGACGTTCCAAAGACCGCAGCGCCTGACCCTGTTTCATCAGAAAGAACACCCGCCAATTGAGATGAAGTCGTGGCCGCGAACTGTGACAACGGGTTAGCAACAAGCGCATCGCCGCCGCCCGATATGGTTTGCCAAGAGGATGTCCCGTCGCCATCTTCACGCAAAAACTTCGTGCCACCGGCTTCACCTGTAGACAGAACCGCAGTTCCCTCAGGAGCACCGCCGCCAAGCGTTTCAATTATATCATATACCGCGTTTTTGGTTGGCGCATCTGTGTCACCGTTCCAACCCGCTCCATAAGCGGTGTCATCAACCGTGGGGATTGTTGGCGAGCCACTTAGGTCGCTATAAGCGCCTGTGGTCGCAACCGTCGCCAGATCGCCCGATTGAATAGCGCTGTCAGCTAGTCCGAGTGATGTTTGCACATCCGCATGGGTCTTAGCTGCCGTTACCGCCCCGTTTGCGATTGTAAGCGCTCCAGAGCCTGTTACATCGCCAGTATGCGTTGCGTTCGTGGTCTTTGCAGTGTTGGCGGAAATTGCCGACCGCTCTGTGCCGGTCAAAATCTTGGTTGTGGCGCCCTCAACCATGCTGTCCATGTCGAAGGCATCATCTGCAACCCCGTTGGGATCATATGTCGCCGCCAGCATGTCGCCAGACCCAGACGGAGTAATCCAACCCATTGCATAATCAGCAGAGCTAGTTTTGCCCCATACCTGACCCGTAGTGCCACCCGGCGCTAATAAAGCATTCGCCGGGATTTGGCCGCTAAGAGCCGTGATTCTGACAAGGTTGGTCGCCGCGTTAATTGTAACCGATGCCATTAGCGGGCCTCCTGCAAGCGAATAAATCCATGGATAAGTGGTGTCGGTGCCGATTCAGCCGCGTAATTGGCTTGGACAACGTAAGAAATATCTTGCCCCCAAAGATCCGCGAAAGAACTCGCCGGGAACAGCAGAAGGAACTCACCCTCTGCGTCATCAGTAATTGTCATGTTGTGGGATGAAACCGGGCTGCCATCATCGTCCATCAAGTAGCCAACAACAGTCGCGTTGGCGAGTGAAAGCCCGCTAGACCCGTCACTGGTATATTGACAGTCGATTTTTACACCATTGGGAGGCGTTGCGCGAATATCGAGCTTGCCCCCCCTAAGGTCAGCACTAGCCATTAGATTGTCCTCCATTCTTCAATAACAAGCGATGAAACGGAGGCGGACCCAAAGCTATTGCTTGAGTTCAACAGAACCGTCGAACTATCCTTGCCAGCCCTGATCAGGACGTTCATTTGTGACGTTGACCCCGGTTCAAATTCACACTCAAACGGTATTGTTACGTCGCGAGATTGCCGAACTGTGAAAGCGCGCTGTGCTGATGTTGCCCCATTCAGGAACACCGCAACAACTGAAGCGTTTTCAGATGAAGCCTGAAGGTTTATTATACCCCTAACAATAATCTTCGATGTGCTAACTGTTGGCGTGATGTCCTCATCAAAAACAGAAGTTCCCTCTGTGCTCTGTGGAGCAGTTCCGTCATCTGGTATGGTTGCGATTGATGTGCTTGCGGAGTTTGTATAGTAGAGCCTCTGCACGCAAACCACGCCGAACCCAACAGCGAGATTGTCCACGCCCACATCGTCCTCCCCAGCCATATTGCCAAGGGCAGCGCCTGGGATGCCTGCTATTTGCGCCTCGATATCGGCAAGAGAAGTGGTGTTGGCTGAAACATCTGTTGCAGCACCCGCTGCAATCGCAGCTCTAGCCGCAGCTTGCGTGGCAATGCCGTTGAGAAGATTGGTAGAACCCGGCGCGGGCGGTGTGTAATTATCTTGCGTCCAAATTTCGACACTAGATGAATTTTGCAAAACCGCCTTGTAGTCATCAGCAGCCATGTAAATGTCTTCAAAGCGCCCCGCACTATCGGCAACAACTGGCTGTGATATTGCCGTTGATAAGCCTGTGTCGGAGTACACATCGCGGGGCGTGGTTGTTCCAGCCTCGTAAAAGTACAGCTTGGCACCTGATAGCGGGTTTCCGTTATCGTCCAAGGCTTGGAATATAGGCGTGGTGAATAATGCTGGCATTTCATACCTCTGGACATGAAAAAGGCCCGCGTTAAGCGAGCCTTGTAGGTGATTGAATTGGTTGGGTGTTTTAGTTGGTGACCACGGCTACCTATTAGCGGCGTATCGTTCTGTGTCCTAGATGGTCCACTTGCGCCGCTAAGCAACTAGCCCTTGCGTCCTTTGGAAATTCCCCTATCTTAGTTTCTCTTGTTGTGAATGCGGGGCACGGGCAATGTTTTATAAAGTTTTGGCGGCAGTTTCTTTATCTTTTGCGCTGTCTGCCTGCGTTTCAACTGACGCAACTCCGCTTGCTAAAAATGTTTACAGCTTAAACGCTGATGGCAGGGGCGCTTTTGGTGGGCGAAAATCTGCGACCAGAAAAGCACTCATAAAAGAGGCCGCCGAACTAACCCTTCAAAAAGGTTACACTCACTTCATCATCGCCAACCCTCGGGACGAAAGTAGTAGCACCTACATAGGCAGCACAGGTACTACGGCCAACACATCTGGTAGCGCGACGCTCAGAGGCAACACTATTTACGGGCAGTCACAAACCAATGTTTTTGGTGGCGTTCCTATATATTCGGAAAGGGCCTCATCGTCAGCCGTTGTGGTTATGTTTGCTCCTACCGACCCAAGATCTGAAAATGCGGTAGACGCCGCCCAATTTCTGGCCGAACTTTAATGACTGAAAAAAACCCTCAAAGACGAACCAAATGGCGCTTTTCCAGAGACCCGGAGCCAAACATTTACACGCAAACAGAACCACAACCCGGCGCACCTTTTTGGGGCAAGGGCTGGCCTCTATTGTTGGGGATGATAATTTTGATTGCTGTTTTGACTTACTTTGAGAACAAAAGTCCCGGCAGTGTGCTCTGGTATTTGCGCGATTAATTGGTTGCCGCGACTAATGCCCCGCCAGCAGCAACCCCTTGCGCCGCCTTTCTGACAAGCGGAATTAGGCTGCTTCCCAAATTTGAAATCGATTGATTGGACTTTTCCAGCTTGGCAATGGCCGCGTTGACCTTCAACATTCCAGTTGAATTGGTTCGCATTAGAATGTTGCTGATTTCCTCTGCAACCTCTGGCGCAAGCTCTTGCCCTGATAGTTTTTGCATAATCCGCTTAAAGATTGGGTGCGTTATATTGCCTGCGGCCAGTTCACCAAGTGTGTCAGCCGCATCCGAAGCCCCTTTGACTTCCTCCGCGATTCGCTGTGTTGGCGATCCACCACGAACAAACTGTGAAGTTTGGCGCATTCTGGCCTCGCTGATGATTTCCATCTGGAACTTACGCCATTGTTTGGGATCATCGAAAAACGCCTTAACCAGCTTCATGTCACCCGGCCTGCCAAACAAGAGCTTGAACGGATCACGGCTGCCTGCCGCATCATCCAGACGTTGAACAACAGCGTTCATAACGCCAACTCTTGCTGCCTCGCGCTCCTGAAGGCTCATCTTCTGAACTTCGCGAGGTGTAAGGCGTTTCATACCTTTGCTGAAGAAATCAGAACCACGTTTCATCGCATCGACAACAGCAGACTGATCAGCATATTTAAACATTGCAGTGCGATAGGACTTTGAACCACGTTTCATCATTCCCGTAAGATCTGTATGCAAACCTTTCAGTTTAGTTCCAAGTGCGCCGCCGCCTGATCTAAATGCTGTATCCGCTTGGTCCCGGATGGCTTGCTGCACATAGTGAAGCTCCTCCAATGAAAGAGTTTGCGTCATTTCCTCAACGCCATCCTTACCCACTTTAGCCATGGTTTGCTGCATGAATGGGCGACCTTCAAGCGCCGCAATACGTTTGGCGTCTTTCAGTGCGGACTCTGGAATGCGCTTGATAACATCGTCAATGCGCGGGCTAATTGTGTATGGCGTATCCCAAGCGTCCTTGAACGCCTTTTGTGCATCTGAAGACCGCTTGGTCAAAAGAGTTTCCAGAGCGTCATCAAGGCTGCTTGAAACGCCTAATTTATCCCCCACAAGCTGCTTTACTCGGTCTGCTGATTGAATATCGCGTGTTCGGAGTGTTTGCTCTGCAATTGTCCGACCTTTGCCTGGCACAGCTTGCGCCGCCCTTGCCAGTCCTTGAACGTTGCCACCTTGCACCGCTGCATCTGCCGGAACCATGCCATCAGCCATGCGATTAGCTATGCGGTTTGGTGTCAGACCATCATCTGCGATTGCGTTTGCAACACGAGAAATTGCTTTCTGTTCTGGATTTCTTAGGGCCGATTTTCCAGCTTGAATGAGTTTTCCGCCGCCTTGCGCAACAGCGCGAGCACCCTCAAAGGCACCGCCAATGACACCACCAGCAGCGCCGCCGATACCCGCACCGACCGCCGTGTCTTTCGCTCTATTGGCTAAGCCGCCTTCTGATTGGCCAAAACCTTGCAAGGCACCTACCGCCGCGCCCTCTTTGGTTCCTTGAAGAATGCGACCAAACGCGCTTCCCGCACCTTGAGCCGCGCGAGTTGCACCCGCGCCCGATGTTATCGCGCCCGCGATTTGCGCTGCCTGTCCTAAGGCACCTGAACGCTCTCTTGCCCGTTCAAGCATGATTTGTTCGGCACGGCGCGCAATGTCATATTCCTTACCCGGTTCACCAGTAAACACACCACCCATAGCGCCAGCAACGCCTGCAACCTCATCTGTCAGGCCGAACGTGAAATTGGCCTTCATGAGATCACCAGCGCCATATTCACCGTGGTTTTTCTCAAGCTGATCTGCCAATTGAGTGGCCGCGCCTTCAACCTCAAAGTCGTTTTGACTTACGGTTTCCGGTGCTTGCTCTACTGCACTAAATGCGCCCTCAATCCTATCTTGTGCCGGATTTTTGGCGAATTGCTCCCATGGCTTGGTCTGCGCCGGCTTAGCGAATTGTTCCCATGGTCCAGACATTATTGCACCTGTCGCCAGTTGTTTTGATCGGATGGGTCGCCGCCAAGAAATTGGTACCCACCCATTGTTTGGCCCTGTTGTGGCGGTTGCGGCTGTGCTTGCTGAGGTGGCTGTGTTTGTTGCTGTTGCGCCTGTTGTGGAGCGTTGTAAGCATTGCGTTTGTTTTGAAGTATGTCTTCGAATTGCGCCCCGAACTGATCAGCACTGGATTCCGCCCTTTTTACAGGATCGGAAATCAAATCTTGAATAAAAGCACCCGCAGCGTCTAAGCCCCCCGGTGCCGCATCGAATAGCATACTGTCCATAAGCTCCAAATCAGGACCATTAAGAACACCCAAATTGAATAGCTCTTTGGCTTGCATTTGAACATTTCGCCGCGCGCTGATTAGGGCGTCCTTTTGTGCGCCTGGTGCATATGCTCGGCCGCCGTTATCCGACACCAATTTCTTGTAATTGCCCAAACCGCTCTGGAGAGAGTTAATCGCGGCTTCTGACTTGCTGAGATCGGTCCGCAGTGTGCCGGGCATGTTTATCGTCATGCCTTTGCTTGGCGCTGTGGCTTTGCTAACAGCCGCTTGATATTGCTCTGGTGAAATGTGCCCCGCGTCCATATCAGCTTTGAGCTTGCCAAGCTGAGTGCGTGCCTGACCTTGCTTTAGCTGCATTTGCATCTGCGCACGTAGGTTCGACTGTTGACCCTGTTGCTTGCGATAATTCAGTGCATCATCAGCACGCCTGTTATCCGTGCCAACATCATCCATGCGTAGCTGTGTAAAGTCATTGCCAAGGCGTCCGGCCTCATCAGATGTTGGAATGTTTCTGGTTTTCAGCGCTCCGTTAACATCACCCATTTGAGCAAGCTTACTCGCAGCGGCGTTGTAATCACCCCCTTCCAACTCTGTAGCGAAGTCCTTGAGAGACTTGCGTTTGAAAACACGTTCATTTGCTTGCTGGCCTGCGCCGTAGGCATTAAACGCATCGTTGAAGTTGAGATATTTTACCATTAAAAGCCAAGCCTTCCCGCACCAAAGCCAACAAGGCTCATCACATTACCCAATTTGGTAGCATTGCCTTGGTCTTTAACCCGGCCACCCTCAAGGGTAAAATCAGCGTTTTGCTGCGCTAATCCTGTTAGGCCCTGCCCCGCAGAAAAGCCACGGTTACCAGAACCAGATAGGCGATCAAGAAAGCCGTTATATTCTTGTGAATACAAATCAGAACCATATTTCTGCAGTGACTTCAGCGTGTTTCCGCTACCTGCCATGCCGCTTGCTACCGCTGATTGATCAATCGCCGCCGTTCCTGCATCCATGTTGGCCTGATAGCCTGGTCCTGTCATGAAAGCATTTTGGAACGACTGCTGTGCACCAGCCCCATTTAGACCGAGCGCATTGTCATATGCATTTTGACCGTTTGTGGCGCTATTAAGCTGCGAGTTGTAGAAATTCTGCGTGCCTTGCGTGGCGGTGTTGAAGCCATTGCGCGCATCGCCAATAGCATTCTCTTGATTTTTGGTTGGGTCAAGAAACCCATCGAAAAAGCCCATTATGTAATCTCCAATTGGCCGGACGCCACAAGCGCCGCTTCAAGCTCGTCAATTCGCGCTATAAGTTTGTTTATGAGGTAATACATTTCGTCGTTCGATTCACTAAACATGACGTACATGCGGTTGACGTTGCTGGTAGAAAACGGGCCAACGGCTAAATCGGCCTTACTGGTGAGCCATTCGCTGTGATACATACCGTCAGGGTCGTAGTAATCAGACTCCAGAGGAACCATTGTGTGCGCCGAGAGTTGCGCCAATTTGGAGGCTTCCACCTCTTCCTCCACCTCATCTGTAGTTCCAGCCTCAACGTTCAGAACTCCCTGCCGCTCATTAATCCAATCCTTAAATTGATCCAGATACTGAATAAACACAGGCGTTGCCTTGCCGTCTTTAACCCATTCCGTAGAGTTTGGAGCCGTGATTGTCATGACAAAGGCACTCGCTCTGCTTGAACATCAATAGAAGAGATAGACCGCTGAACTGGGTCACTGATACGAACACGAAAAACACGCCCAGATTCGCCACATTTGCCCAATCTGCGAGTCCGCAACCGAGTGTTTGGCCTGCCTTTTGCGCCGAGAGCCAGTTGCCGCTCTATGCTGTAATTATCACCTTGATCATCCGACCAAGACAACATCACCTTGGGTTCAATAGTTGTATTGTCACCAACACCGCCTTGCATGTCCAAATAGATGGAGTTGAACACAAGCCCATCAGGCGCGGAATGAATGATTGGGGTATCAAAGCCCCAAAGAAGCTCGTCGCCGTCCTCCTGAAACCCCTGAGAGACAAATAGCTTGCCTGTAAGGCTGTCTCCGAAGACCGTTTGGCTAAATGCTGTGAATGCGTGTTGAGCGCGCCAGTTGTTAGATGTTCCACTTACGCGATCAGACCAAAAGCCGGTCTTTGCGTTGTATTCTCTGCACCACGTCGAGCCTTTCAGCACATAGAATTTGTTTTCGCCGATTTCGTATGTCCAGGCAACGATGTTTGGTTTGTCTGGATCAGCAGCAATTAGTCTCGATACTTCATTGCTGCTAATTGGTGTTTCAGTGTACCCGCGAACGAGATAAACCACGTTATCATGACCAACCCATGCAAGAGCGTTATTGAATTTCTGTACCGAGTGTTTTGCCGCGCAGCCTATGCGAAGGTATGTGCCTCCAACCGGCGCGAATGGCGCATCTGCATTGGCTGTTACTGCCCAAACTTCAGTCGTTTCTGAACCAATGAGATACAAATCATCAAGTGCGGCTGCAGCCACCAACCCGTCAGGATCTGCTTCCGCTGTTGCAAACGATAACCCGTCAACATTCGTGCTATTGATGTCGGAGTACCAAAACGTTCCATCAGCAAGCGGATAGACAAAGCGCCCCCTTAGAAACGCAACATCTACCGGCGTAAAATCATATCTTAGATAAAGCAGCGATCCAGACTGCAAGCGAAACGCCGCCGCTGATGTGACCGCAACAACTAATTCTGTCGCTGCGTCATTACGAGAAAACCGCACCGCGCCATCGCCGCCAATTGCAGCAACCGTTGTGAAGCTTCCATCTGATATCGTTTTGTATAGCTGGCCACCTTGAACCGTATACAAAGCGGCGTCTTCATCGATGTATATCCCGCCCCGGCAAGGCCCACCCATTTCAAGCCCAAACGCTGCCATCCCCTTATGAGGAAGCAGCGCCGTAATGGTTTTATTGTCTTCGCCCCCGACTTCAGCATAGCCATTGATAAGCCTGGGCTGGCCAAGGAACTTATAAGCGCCGGGATTGGAGCGGAGAGGTAGAGGGATCTGCATTAGACGGTTGACCTACGCAGCAAACCCGCTGGTGATTTCAACTGTTTGCGCTTAGGGATCTGCGTCTTTACCAGATTGTCGAACTCAACCGCTCGCTGCTGGATGTTTGGGTTGATATCAATCTTGTAACCAGAGGATGACAGGCGAACGGCCAAGAGGCATTCAAGCCCATCCAGATATTTGCTTTCCACATCGATACCGTCGGTCAATGTAGATGGTTCTGTGAAATAAATATTGTAGGCATCGTAAGAAGCCAGAAGACGCTGGAGCACGCGCAAGCCTGTGGCCGCGTCGGCGTCTGACAGCGTTTCGTCGGGGGCTTTGAAAAGCATCTCAAAGGATGCGTTGATGATATCAAGTGCGGATGGCATAGCCAAGACCTCCAAGTATGAGAAAGGCGGGAGCCGAAACCCCCGCCTGTTTTGTTAAGCTGTGCCTGAAACTCGTGTGGCTTTCCGGCCATCCATAGCTTTGATGCCGTAAAGGATGTCCAAACGATAATTGCTAACATCGTTCACGCCATCATAATACGGGATCAAACGAGCGCTTGTACCCTCGAAGGTCTCGCGAGCCACATCGACCGCACCGGCTGGTTTCACCAATGGAACAACAATCAAAGAGAATGCGCTCTTGTGGAACACCATGTTCTGACGATAGCCTGCCCCGCCTGTTCCAAGCACGGCCAGAGCCGCGTTATCCGCTGGCACAGCAGAAACAGTCTGCTGAGCGCCCGCCGAGATGATAGGCGGCGTGATAGTCAGCGATGCCGGACCAGTCGTACCCGCAGAATCCGCATCTGCAAGAACGGTAAACTGCCGTAGAATTGGCAGGGCTGCTTTTGTCACCGGATTAACGGCGTAGACGCTTGCAATCGTGAACACGTCACCAGCCTTCAGAATGCCTGTGGTGGAGTTGGTCCAGCCATCGGTTGCCAAAGTCTGCTGAAAGCTGTTCTTGACGGAATCATATGTCACGTTCTGGGAACCGCCGTTCACAAGAGGTGTGCCTGTAGCAACGCCAACGGTATGAGTTGGCACGTTCTGAGACATGTAGTTGTCGATGCCGCCAAGGCTGCCCAAAAGGCCTTTGCGGTACGCTGAATTAGCAGCGTTCTGCATATACAGCGCGGTCTGTGAGACCACTAGGCCAGCATCATCACTTGGCGATAGAACGCCGCAACGGCCATCCATCGGAACGGCCAATTCATTAAGGCGCTCTGGAGCTTTGTAGAAGTCACCAAAGGAATCCAAAGTTTCACCAGGCGTGCCAACCCATGACGGAACATCTTTGTAGAGGGACATCACATCTTGATCGATTTGGTTTGCAAGCTGGATCATCGCTGGACGGATAATCCGCTCTGACAGATCCTTGATATCAAGTGTCAACTCTTTCGACGTGAACTTGAAATCAATGCCCTTCATCTTATCGACTGTAATAGTCGTTTTACCTTCAGTAACATCTTGCGCAGACGCCACGTTGCCATCACGAACGACGAAGTCAGTAGGGCGGCGAATTGTGAGCGTTTCGCCGGCTTCGTAGCCGTTGGTCTTCTGGGTGAGGTCTTCCTCATGGCCGCGAAATACCTTGCTTGCCATGACGGTTTCGTTATTGAGGATTGTCAAAGCTTCCTTGACAATCACATCATTAGTAATGGTTGTATTAGCCATTTTGTAAAAGTTCCTTCTGGCCTCCTAAGAGGCGCGGGGCCTGGACGTCTTCAGACGTTCAAAGCGATTGATTTTAGCCGTAGATTTCCTTTTGGCGTTTCTTCGCATAGTCATTCATTGACATCTCTGCCAAGGGTTTGACCGTGGATGAACCGCCACGAACCGGCTTAACCGGAGGTGGAGCTTTCGACTGTTTTCGAGGTTCAGGCTTAGCCAATGTGGCTTCAAGCCTGCCTATTTCCCGTGCTGCTTGCGTTGCTGACATCTGATTGAGGTCTGCAAGCAAATCCGGGTTTTTCGCAAAGTGATAAACCAACTCTGGGGCACGCTCACTTTCGACCACTAAACCCTGCACATTGTCTGAAACCGCCATGTCGGCTGCTTCATCCATTGTTTCCTCGAAATCAGGAATGTACGTTTTTGCTTCGCTCATTTGCTTTTGATATGCTCGCGCGCGTTCCTTTGCGGTACTAGCGGCGGCGTCTGCTTGGCGTCTTGAGTCTTGCTCCTTGTTGTTTTTTCGGAGCGCTTTTTCTACTGCCCATTCGGCAATTGCTGCCTCAAAGTCAGAAACGTTTCCTTCAAAATCATCAAGGTTGGGTTTTTTTGGTTCTTCAGCGGGCGCCGCCGTGGCGGTGTCCTCTAACTTGCGTTCTAATTCTGCAATTCGTGATGCCTGTTCAGATATCCGTTTTGCTGAGCGTTGGCTTCGGGTTCGGCGCTTTCGCGTTTCCGCTTCATCCTCTTCGCTCGTTTTCGCATCCTGGTCTTCATCGCTGGTGGATGCTTCAGCATTGGCTTTGGTGTCATCGGCGGCGGTTTCCGTCGATTCGTTTGTCGTCTGCTCGTTTTCGGTTTCAGATGCTTGTGTGTCCGCATCATCGGCCACGGCGGCGCGATCTTCGTCAGTCATAGTGTCTCCGTTGAATAATCCTGCCTATTTGGCGGATGCTCGCTTAATTGCGGCGGGTTGGCTTAGTATTGGCCCATTTGTGGAACCTGTGAGCCTGATGGATAGCGAACTACCGCGCTTGCGGTTTCTGCTTCCGTTTGCAGGGCTTCGGCCTGTGCTTTCGCAGCCTTGGCCTCTGTTTCTGTGATACTTGCTTGCTTGCCCCGAACCTCTAATTCAAGCATGGCGGTTTGTTCAGGCGATGGCCCTTGTGGCGGCTGCCCTTCTTCCTCAAACAAGTATGGGTGGTTTTGTTTCTGCATGCGCTGAATGCGCTCTGCAATATCGTTTGCCATTGGCCAATCTTGAGACTTGACGTAAAGATCGCCAATCACCTCAAACAGCGCCGGGTTGCTCTGGATAAGCATTTCCATACCGGCTGCAGCCTCTTGGCGGCGTGTTGTGAACGAAGGCCCGCCCTCAATAGCCACATCATAACGGCCAACCGTCAAATCAAACACCACATCCTCTTCGCCTTGTGGCGTTTGAAGTGGCTGATTAACTTTAACCTGATCTTCCCGGCCATCTGGGCCAAGGATCGAAAGCACTCTGGCGTTGTCATAATAATGCGGGATCATATCAACGATGATTTGCCCCGTGCGCTTTATGGAACGTGTAAAGTTATCCATGTAAACATACGTTGAGATATCGCCCTCTTGCTGGCGTGCCATAATGGCCTTGCCTGAGGTTTCATTCGATCTAGCGCCCAAACCAGCATCATAAATGCCTGTGGTTGCCTTCATGTCGTCGGATGCCTGGGCTAAACCTTGAAGCATACCAGATGAGGCTTGCGGCGGTGTTGGGCGCTGTGGTGGAGCACCGCCGTTTTCAGGGTCCGGTTGATAAGGCAGATAAGGATAGGGTGTTTTGTTCGCGTCTGCCCATTCCTTCTCGTTAGCCGCGAAGTTCTCAATCGTGCCGATAAATGGCGCGATAGGTTGCAAAGCTACGAATTCAGTGTTGGCTGTGGTCCAATAGTTGAAAATCCGCTGTGGATCTCTGGCAAAGCGCAACGCACCTCTACGATGCACCTTCTTGCCAATGCGAACTTCCTCGCCAATCACCGGAACAATTGGAATGTTTTTGTATGGCTGCTCAACAGGCTCTTCGACAAACTCAGAATAGGTCATCAGAGCGCGGTAGACCTTAAACGCATCTCTGGTGACGCGCTTGGTAATCACCCCGTCGTCTTCAAGCCGCTGCAGGTCTTCAGGTTCGAGCGTGTCAGCAATGATAGAGCTTCCATCTTTCGACACCAAAAACTCACGCTGATACGGTTTTTTGAACCAATATTCTGCAATGCGAATAGTGTCTTCGCTTGACCAATCATTCGAAGATGTTCCCGCGTCCTCTCCAATCTCTGCCATAGACGCGTCTGGGTATTGTTCCTTGAACGCATCGCGGTCCATATCAATCGGCACAAAACAGAACACCGCGTCTTCGCGGGTTTGCTTCATTGCGTTTGAATCCCAAAGGACGTTCAAGCCATCTTCAATGGGCTCAATCAATATCTCCTGATCAAGCGTGTCATCGTTGATATAATCGGTTCTGACACGCCAATGACCAATGCCACATGCAACCTGGCTATCGGCGGCCATATAGTAAGCGGCCTGAGCATCAGAGGCACGCTCGATAGAGCGAACCAACCCTTCAATAATCTCCGCTTTTTTCTCGTCCGTCTGATCATCACCAGCGCCAATTTTCATAGATGGCTTTGACATACGAATGTCGTTTGCAATCTGGCGCTGAAACTGTGGAAGCCGATTAACCGTTAGGACCGGGCGCCCTTTTTCATTGCGTTCTTTAACAACAGATTCTTCCCACTGGTCACCAAGCAAAAAGCGAAGGTCTTCCTCTGCTTCCTTGCGGTTGTCGTGGTCAGCCGTTTCCGCCGCCTCATAGCGCTTAATGGCTAAGGCGTGCGGATCGTCCTTTGTTTCCGCTTTATCCGTTTTTGCCATTATCTCATCCATCCGCCTGCGCTTGCAGGTCGTTTATATTGTGTGCGTTTGAATTCTTGATGCTCTTTGCGAGTGAGCGCCGGGAACAATTCGTTGATTGCCCAGATTGCCGCGTCTGCTCTGTCTGGCGATCTATCGCCGCTGTATCCTGATGTGGTGAAGCCTAGAAACTGCTCTTCCATCTGCTCAAACCGACCCACATGCCGAACCTTGCCAGTCTCATAGAGCGCCGCAACCGGCTCGGCTCTGATGTGTTTGCCTCTTGATGCGGTGACAGATCGAAAGGGAGTGCTTGGCCTTGAGGTTTGAATAGTCTGCTCAACCATCGCACCGCCGTAATTAACTTCACCAACAACAACATCAGCCCCATGGCGATCAAACGCGCTGGTGGTAATGTCACCCCATTGTCGCGGTCCAAATCTACCGCTTAAATCTTCCAGAATGTAGGCAAGCCCATCGTCGCCTAAACCGGCAACAATTATCCCAACCTCATCAGACCTGAAATCCTCGTCTCCTGAACACCCAGAAGGATCAACAGCGATAACAATCTTCTGCATTTTGGGAGGATCGTTCGTGCGCCCCTTGTCCAGTATTTCAAACGTCCAGAGCGCACCCTCAACAGCCGGAATGAACTGGCCATCAAGAAACCTGCGTCTCATCTTCTCTGGAAGGGCTTCAAGCTCTTTTATGTAGTCATCAGCCACGTTCGCAACGTTGTCGCGAGGATGCAGCATTGTTGCGGCGTAGTTATCCGGGTCCGAAAGAGGTTGCTTGCTATCCGGGTCTCGCTTTTCAACGAAAAGCCGATAGGTCCAATGGTTATTTGGCGGCGGATTGCAGTCATAGTAGAATTTCAAATGCAGGCTGGTTTTCTGTGCAAGCCGTGTTCGAACTGTGTTGCGAGCATGAAAGCTAATCTGTGAACATTCATTCAGATAGATCGTTGCATACTCTTGCCCGAGGATTTTCTCCGTGCGCTGCTTATCATCCAAGCCACCGAACCAAATTTCCGACCCATTCGGCAGTTTGGCAAACCAGTCCGTTTTGTTCATATCCAACCGAACGCCCGGAAAACAAAGCTCCATCACCTTTGGCAGCGTATCCGCAATGACAGACGCCTTGAGGTGATTAAACCTAAACCGCAAGATTGCGTGCCGACTGCCTGGACATTTAAGCGCCCGCATAATCACCGCTCGAACTAGCAGGAAGGTCTTACCTGACCTCGACCCGCCGTAAAGCATGACATGTGTTTCTGAACCGCCCAGAAGCCTGTTAGCCAGCGTCTGCTTGTCGGTTAGCTTAAAGTTGTTCGTCATCAGATGAGAAGTTCAGAGAGACGTTGCCGGAATGTTTATGTCGCTCAACAAACATTCCCAGATGCTTGCCCAACTTTTCAAGCGCGTTATTCTTATCCCAAACCTTAATTTTGTGGGTATGCTCAACGATCTTACGGCCATCTTCGTCTTTGCCGCCCTCGCCGGTATTAGTCACAACCTCAATAGATGAAATCGCAGCCGCTGTGTCGTCATCCCAATCTTGTGGATCAAGCAGGCTACCATTTGGCGTTAGCATGTTGCGCAGGTCACTGAAGCCAATGCGGGCCAGTTCTTTCACAACCATGTCAGCGGTTACTTCAGTGCGGTCTGATCTGGCTTTCTGCGCTTCGGCTATGGCGGATTGAATGTTAGGTTTTGTTAGGTTCTCACAACCCTGAATTCTTGCAGCCTTTTCGCTATAACCAGCCCTAATTGCCGCCTGTGTTGCGTTGAGGTCAATCAGGTATTCTTCAACAAACCTTCGCTGCTTTGCTGTGAGCTTAGACATAGACACTCCTTGGCAACGCTCGCTAGGAGGTTGGCTCAATCGAGTTGTTGGGATTATCAATGATTATCGTTGGTATACAACTTTAGTGCTGTACTGGCCCTGTGGATGAGGGCATATTTTAGCGTGTCGGACTATCTCAGGTTGAGTTTAATCTCGTTCTTGCAGTGATATGAAGCCTATCGGGTCCATCTGCTCCACTGAACAAATGGCATTGCCGTGCTTATCCAGTAAACCCGTGGGTATCGGCTCTGCTTCGTATTCCAGAACTGTTGTAGTGCTGATGAACTCAGGCTCGTAATAATCGCAAGACCTTGGCGCTTGCTGTTGTGCGACGTAGCGTTTCATGTCTTACCTCATCATATGAAAAGCTAAAGTGGATTCCCTCGTGCAACGCGCTGAAAGTAAAGCGTTAAACACTAAAAGACAGGGCACAACCGTCAAAACGAATCATACCCTGTCAAGGCTTCTATTGGGCTGCGTATAAGCAGCAAAAGCGTTAGTTTAAAACATCTATCAGCGCTCGAAAGCAAAACAGAGCCACCAGACCGAACAGAAACAGTATTGCAATGCCCATGTCTTACTCCCTCATGTGAAAAGACCGCTCACCCTGTAAGAGGAACGGTCAAACGCCGATTAAAAAACCTATTGTGAAGCCTAGAAGTGCAGCGCTTAGAACCATTGCTGTTACACAATAAAGCAACCGTGAAAATTGAGGCATCTTTGCTAGCTCACCAGATGTGAACATTCCCATCTCCTATGTCTTCCAATGTAGGCCAGACGCTAAACTGGCTCCGGGTCGGCACTTACACTGTACGCTGTCTCCAGTTCTCAGGAATTTGTTTATCCGGGCATTGCCCGAACCCTGC